TTTGACATGAGGTAAAACTTATGGGAAAATAAGTATGGCTGTCGTGGTTGAGCGGTGATTTTTTCACCTCCATGTTTCATCACTGCTCCCACGACACGCCGTGTACGATTTGACAGACACCTAAACATGGACTATAACTTAACAACACAACAACAACATAAGTTCTGCTAAGGCAGAACCAATAATAGGTTCGCCCATAAAGGCGAACATAAGAAACAAGAGGATAAATGATTAAGGTCAATGGGTATGAGTTACCCGTACACGTTAGCCATAGCCAGATAGGTACATACAATTCTTGTGGTCACAAGTATTGGTTGTCCAAGGCTTTGGCTGTCCCTGAAGGTCAGACATGGTGGTTGGCTGGTGGTGTTGCTGTTCACGAAGCAACCGAAGCCTATGACCGTCAACTATGGGAAACCGAGGGACGATAATGGCTAAGATGAAGCAGGAAGAATTGACCCTCACACAGGCTACGCCTGAAGAGTTGTGGTTACGGTACTGGCAAGAGAATTTAGACCGTCAGCGTGCCGTACAGGGGCAGGAAGACACATCACAGTGGCGTGCTGGTGGACGTGCAACCATAGCCAATCCCAACAAGGAAGACGGGGACTGGTGGAAAGCCAATGGCTTAAACATGGTGAACAACTGGGTTAACTTTCGTACTACCCAAGAGTTGATGTCACTATGGGTTACACCTCAAGGTGTACCTGCCATTGAATTAGTATTCAACATTAACCTTGATGGTGTCATGGTTAAGGGTGCACTTGACCGCATGATGGAACTACCTGACGGCAACCTTGTGGTGCTGGACATTAAGTCTGGTGCACGTATGCCCTCGTCAGACTTTCAGTTGGGTATCTATGCGGTAGCCATGGAGGAAGTGTTCGGTGTACGTCCTAAGTATGGCGTATACTGGGATGCACGTAAGGGTGCAGTATCAGAGTTAATCAACCTAGATAAGTGGACACGTGAAGCCGTGTCAGAAATCGTGGGAATGTTTGACAAGGCACGAAGGGCTGGTATCTTTATACCTAACTTTGACCACTGCAAGATGTGTAATTTTACTAACGATTGTAAGTATCAGAATGGAGATAAGTAATGGAAAAGAACTACGTTGTAAACGTAAAGACAAGCAAGGGCACAATCATCACAGCACGTGGTGACAGTGCCGAAGAGTTAATCACTAACGTCAATGCTCTCATTGCACAGGGTGGACCTGATGCAATCAGCACACTGGAAGAAGCATTTACTGGTGTATCAGCACCACGTGTACTAGCAACTGACCCAGTGGCTATTGTTCAGGCATCTCTAGGTGGGGAAGTTGTTGCAGAAGTACCAGCGTTTGCACCTAAGGCACCGCCAGTACAGGCATCAGCACCTAGTGGTAGCGATAAGATGTGCATTCATGGTGCAATGGTTAGACGTACAGGTACAGGTGCTAAGGGAGAATGGCGTGCATTCTTCTGCCCAACACCTAAGGGCACACCAGACCAGTGCTCACCAACGTTTGCTAACCGCAACACACCAGAGTGGAACAGTTTCTAGCAACATCGGGTGCTAGGAAACCATAACTAAATATAGGTTTGTCCTGCTGGAGGGGAAGCCAGTCAGTACAAATAGGGATGTAGGTCCGAAAGCCTACATGTGGTGCAAGTCCACACATCCCACGCTTAACAAGGAGGAACAATGAAAACATTAAGCCGTTCGGTAGGACGTTCAGACATTGGTGGCGAGCCAATGCCGTCAGTCTTTCGTACGTTTGAACAGAATAAGATTATCTTTAGACGTTCAGAGGTATCGTTAATTGCTGGCACACCTGGTGCAGGTAAGTCAACACTTGCTCTAGCACTAGCCTTGCGTATGCAAGCACCAACACTGTACGTATCAGCAGATACCAATGCTCACACCATGGCAATGCGTTTGTATTCCATGATTGAGGGTGTGTCACAGACAGATGCAGAGAAGATTATCTCAGAGCAACCTGAGTTAGCCAAGGAAAAGTTGGCACAAGCACGACACATCTACTGGTCATTTGATTCATCACCTAGTTTAAACGACTTGGATGATGAGGTTACTGCACTTGAAGAAACGTTGGGCGATAGTCCTGCACTGATAGTTGTTGACAACTTGATGGACATTAACATGGATGGTGGTGAAGAGTTCGGTGCGATGCGTAGTGCGCTCAAGGAACTTAAGTATCTGGCACGTGATACGAACGCCGCCGTTGTAGTGCTACACCATACCAAGGAAGGATATTCTGGTACGCCATGTCAACCTAGGTCAGCAGTCCAAGGAATGGTTAACCAACTACCAGCCCTCATTCTTACGGTGGGACAACAAGACGGAATGCTTGGTGTTGCCAGTGTCAAGAACCGCTATGGTAAGGCTGACCCTTCGGGTAATAACCCAGTGTGGTTGCAGTTCTTGCCAGAGTATATGTTCATTGCAGACCTAGAGGATGCACGATGAATAATACATGCATTGCCTGTGGCTACGATGCCAAGGTAACTATGGTTTTAAGGAAGTATAGCGATTACAAAGTACTGCCAGAGATAGAGCCTAAATCTTTCTGTTTGCATTGTATGCACGACATCAGCAAGGCATACAGCAATTTACGTGACAATGATTTTGCTGGAATTAGTTTAGGTAGTGAGCAGTGACCTTTGATTACGTAGCATCTATGACTGAGGGTCACAAGTATGGTGACATAGTTGCAGAACGCTTACGTTTAAACGGTGTACGTTGTACCGTACCTGACCTGTACATAGTGCAGTCACGTGAAGAGATACCAGAGATGACAGCCACCGAGAAGGATATTATCCTTGATGATTCAGGTGAGTGCCTTGAGGTTAAGTCACGCAACATAGAGTTCACTGAACTAAAGGATTTCCCTTGGGGCAACATCATAGTTGACACTGTGTCAGGGTATGAGGCTAAGTTGCAGAAGCCATACGCATACGTCATGGTATCTACCAAGACTAAGGGTATGTTTGGACTACTCACATCTACAAAGGACAAGTGGGTAGGTAAGCAACTGCACGACAAGTACCGTGGGCATGACGATAACTTCTACGTTGTTGACATAGAACATTGCATACCATGGGAAGAACTTGTAGTATTCATAAAGAACTTAGAGGATGAACAATGGTGGAATGGCTGATTATATTAGGGCTTGTTGGTATACTCGCACTACTTTTATACATGGACAGAGATGATTACTAGATGGACAGCAGACACATATCTCGTGTGTTCTATGACGGGGAACAGTACGTATCCTTCTATGAAATCATTAAGGTTATCCGTGACATAAGCGATGACTTCTGTGAGCAGGACTTCCACGAAGCGTGCAGTGCACTAGAGTGGGTGGCTGAACAGTTACAGTTTGCAATGATAGCCGATGGGATTAGAAATGAACAAGTCTAAGATTAAAGGTACACAGGCAGAGACAGCCGTAGTTAACTGGCTTGTAAGTAAGGGACGTAAGCACGTTGAAAGACGTGCACTCAACGGAGTCAATGACCGTGGTGATATCGCTGGTCTACCTGCCGTTGTTATTGAGGTTAAGAACCACAAAGAGATGAAGTTGTCTGCATGGCTCAAGGAACTTGAGGTGGAGATGGCTAACGACAAGGCTGAGACTGGCGTTGTCATACATAAGAAGACAGGCACTTTAGACGTTGGCAAGTGGTACGCTACTATGCCAGTGTCGGAGTGGTTTAAACTACTGGAGGAAGCAGGATACTAATGGATGAATTGATTACAGAAGAAGAGATATGCAAGCAGTTACTTGAATTGGCTCAGACACCTGAGCAAGTACGTTACTTAACTAGTAACAATCAGGCTGTGTTATTAAATAAAATGAGAGAGTATGAATCAGAACTAATTAGAGAAGATTCTAATAATAAACAACTTAGGGTAACAACCCAAGCCAAGGAGGAAGCGTACCTTAAAGCAATAGTTTCCTTAGCAAAAGGCGTGTACTCTAACTATGACTACTAAGCACAGCATACAACCTGTGCTTGAACACTACGGTGCAACAAATATACGTGAAACATGGGGCTGGCAAAAGATTAAGTGTGTAGTTCACGAGGATTCAACTGCATCTGCTAGTGTCAACGTAACAGAGAACGCATTCGCATGTCATGCTTGCGGAGTCAAGGGTGACACATATAAAATAATCATGGAGAAAGAAGGAGTGGGATTTCGTGAGGCTATCACAATCGCAGAAACAATCACTGGCGAAAGCCGTGGCAACATACAAGGCAAACATTCATCTAGCAGAAGAGTACCTAGCCAAGAGGGGATTATCTCTCGCAGACGGGGCTACAGCCCACCTAGGAGTGGTCGCAGAACCTCTGCCTAGCCACGAGGCGTACGTTGGTCGCTTGGTTATTCCGTACATCACACCAACAGGTGTAGTGGACATCAGGTTCCGTAGCATGGACAATAGTGAACCCAAATACATGGGTTTACCAGGGACTTCTACCCGTTTATACAACGTAACAGCACTACAATCGGCAGGTGATTTCATTGCGGTATGTGAAGGCGAGATTGATGCGATTACTTTGCACTATAAGTGTGGCATCCCTGCTGTGGGTGTGCCTGGTGCGAACTCGTGGAAGAAACATTACTCACGCATCCTCCAAGACTTTGAGACGGTCTATGTTTTTGCTGACGGTGACCAACCAGGGTCGGACTTCGCAAAGAACCTCGCCAAAGAACTCTCATCAGTAGTAACATTGCAGATGCCAGAGGGTGAAGACGTTAATTCAATGTACCTATCACAGGGGTACGACTATCTAAGGAGCAAGGTATCAGCATGAGCAAGGATGAGTGGGATGATTTCGTTCAGTCAAGAAGAGATAGAGTTTCTGACTGGGAGACTTTTGGAGATGGGCTTAAAGATTTCCAAGATTGGCTTAACCGAGTCAAGAGAGACCTTGACATTGGAGATAACAAGGATGCCTTTGCGGTAGATGATGACTGCATATGCGAAGCATGTGTAACTTTCACCGCATGGGATGACCTATACCCTGATGACTTTGAGTTAGATTCCCTTGATGTGTATGAAGAATTGTGGGATATCTTAATCAAGAAACAGAATGATTATGGTCCTAACAACATCCGTAATGCGCCAGGTGGACCGCTCAATGGGCTACAGGTACGGCTATACGACAAGATGTCACGGCTGATTAACCTTATAGAATCAGGTGCTAAACCTGAGAATGAGTCCCTAAGGGACACGTTTGTAGACATCGCCAACTATGGAGTTATTGGTGTTATGATTTTAGATAACACGTTCCCTGAGGCGAAGGACTACAATGATGAGAGTTAAGCGTGAAGAGTTTGATAAATTTAGGCGAGCCATAAACATATCAATAGACAATCTCAACAAGAGAGTGTACGAACTTGATAGGTCACCAGATAAGCCAGCAACTAAAAGAGAAGTACTGACAGACCGTAACCTTAACAATGCTAAGTTTGATACTTTTGAAGAAGCAATTAATCTTATCTTTAGTATACTTGAATCACACAACCTGAATATAATAACCTGTATGCACTGCAATCAACCACTACCAAAGGGAAACCATGAAGGTTAAAGTTATTGTAAGTGACCTGCAAGTTCCATACCATGACAAGCGTGCGGTTGCTAACGTAGCCAAGTTTATCAAGGCGTTTAAACCTGATGACGTGGTATCTGTTGGTGATGAGATGGACATGCAGACTATCAGTCGCTGGTCTATGGGCACACCAATGGAGTACGAACGTAGCATTGGTCGTGACCGTGACGCAACTGTTCAGGTACTAGAAAACTTACAGGTTACACACATGACACGTAGTAACCACACTGACCGTTTATACAACACAATTATGAAGCGAGCACCTGGTCTACTTGGTGCACCTGAGTTTGAGTTAGAGAACTTCCTTCGGCTAAAAGATTTAGGCATCACTTACCACAAGAAACCGTGGGAAGTTGCACCTAAGTGGCTGCTCTTACATGGCGATGAAGGTTCTGTGAATCAAACTGGTGGGCAGACAGCCCTTGGTTTGGCTAAGAAGACTGGCATGTCCGTAGTATGTGGTCATACACATAGAGCAGGACTACTGCACTACACCGAATCTGTATCAGGTGTATCAACCCGTACCATCTGGGGACTAGAGGTTGGCAACTTGATGGACCAGAAGAAAGCATCCTACCTAAAGGGTGGCATTGCTAACTGGCAACAGGCTATTGGTGTGCTGTACATTGACGGTCAAAAGGTTACACCTAAACTTATTCCTATCCACAAGGACGGCACGTTTGTTGTTGATGGAAAGGTATGGGGTAAATAGTGTGCAACCAAATGGAAGATGCTGGTCGCATCCGTAAACTACAAGAACAACAAGTCAACGACTACTACGACATGGTGCAACAGATTGCCAGTGAGTACCGTAACAAGTACCAGATGGTAGAACGTGCAGACATTGAACAGGAACTATGGCTATGGTTTGCTGAGCACCCTAACAACATTGCTAGGTGGAAGGCTGAGCAGGACGAGAAGTCCTGTGACAAGTTGATTGCTAAGTCCCTACGTAACGCTGCTCTTGATTACTGTGTCAAGGAGAAGGCAGTAGCCGAGGGTTACAACGCAACAGATAACTTCTGGTACAGCAAAGACTTTGTTAAGATGCTTATTCCTGGTGTCCTTACGGACAACTGGGAGAAACTAGAGACAGCAATGACTAACATGGGTCGTAGTACCAAGGCTCCATCGGAGTCTGGTGACTGGATGGCTTATGGTGCTGACATTCGTCATGCGTTTAGTAAACTAACTGAGGTTGAACAGAACCTAGTGTTCTTGTTCTACGCTCAGGACGTGGACTCAACACAGTTGCATGAGGTAACTGATAGTGACAGACCATCAGTTAAGGCTACGGCTATGGCTGCTAATCGTGCGTTAAACAAAATAGTAAGAAACCTTGGTGGCTTTCCGCCATTCAAGGATGATGATAACCAGGAGGTAACGGATGATATGCAAGAACTGCCGTGATGCAGGAGATGCAAGCAAGATAGATATGACACAGGTATCTGCCATGCTTCATGCTAAGTGCAACTACATAGGTTGCTACTGTCAGCACAAAATTTAGCACTAAATTTAGAGCCAAAAAATAACCCCCCTTGGATTTCTCCTTGGGGGGTTATTAGTTTTAGGTGTGACTTATGCGGAAAGGATAGCCTTAGGGTCTAGACCACCGCCACGCTTCCAGCCTGGACCTGCCTGTAGTTCCATGTGAAGATGAGGACCTGTGACATTGCCGTCCTTCCCAACCTTTCCGATGAAATCTCCAGCCTTAAGCCTTTGTCCGACCTTGACCTTGTATGAAGACAGGTGAGCAAAGAGAAGATGACCACCTTCAACTTGCATCAAGACTGAGTGCTGTCCAAAAGCAGCACCCCACACTTGACCAACCCTTGCAACCTTGCCATCGCATGGAGCAACAACGATTGCACCTACTGGTGCTGCGTAATCTACTCCTTCATGGCGACCAGAGGACCATAAACGCCCCTTGACTCCGAACGGTGTCGTGACCTTATACTTTGGGTCTTGCATTGGTGAAGCCATTAATCTTCATCCTCATCTCTTAGTGGTATTGTTACTAGCCATACTAGAAAACTAACTATCGCTATGATTCCTGTGACCTTCTTGGCACTGCCGTCTAACGTGAAGTAAGCAATGGCGAGACCGCATAAGGTGTATGTTTCTGCTGTGATTTCTTTCAAGTATTTCTTTAGCCGTTTAAACAATTACTTAAGTCTCCTGACTTGGGCTAACTGTCCAACAATAATTGCTGCGACTACGACACCTTGAGATTCTTCTCTCTCTTTAGGTGTCATATCACTACCGATAGCCATGATTGCTTCCGCAGCCTTTGCCAACTGTACGACACCAGGAACGTTTTGTAGGTAGGTTGGTACTTCTATATCAACTTGGGCTAAAAACTCGTCTACGGGGCTTACAGGGGCAGGAACAGCCATTGTAGGCTGTGGTTCTGGGGTTATTTCTGGGACTAATTCAAGGGTAGGGGTTACCGTTGGGGTGGGGGAAGGTTCAGGCTCAACCGTAGGGCTAGGGGTTGGCACTGGTGGTACTGGTACGACACTTTCCTGGGAAGGGGATGGTGTAGGCTCAGCGACAGGGGTAACGTCTGGCGTTACTACAGGTTCTGGGATTGGTGATTCACTTTGAGTAGGTTCAGGTATTGGCGTTGGCTCTGGGTCCAAACTGGGTACAACACTTGGGACTGGTTCAGGAACCACAGGTGGTTCAGTAAATGATGGTGGCACTGGAGCAGGTGGTACCTCTACAGGTACACCACCGTTAACATCAAACGCTGCTTCCATAGGTACAACAGGTTGACCCTGTTCAAACCTAATGCCACGTCTTACGTTATCGGGTAGCCACCCAAAGGTAACTATCTCTCCATGCCAACCACCATCAGATGCACGATTGATTACTAATCGTATCTGAGTTAGTTCACCTGTTGACTGAGGAAAAGGGCGTACGCTCCATTCGGCACAGAAAGTATTCTCTGTTGAACCAAACGAAAGGTACGCACCTTCACCAAAACTTACCCAGTCATAACCTGCGACAGATACCGATGGTGTCTGAGGATAATCCCAGTACGTACCATCAGGTCTGCCAAAGGTTAGTGTTGCATTAGTTGACACATACACATTGCTGTATTCCGTACTACCCAACGAGAGGCTGAAAGGTAGGTTGGCTGCGAATGCAGAGTCATCATCACCACGGTATGTGTACGTATTACAGTTGACACTAGCCTCTACAGGCGTAGCAACCATAAACGAACCTACAATAAAAGAAACAATCCCTAAGCGGAGTTTCCTTTTCAATTACTACTTAGACTTCTTCTCGTTTGCTTTAGCGAAAGAATCGTTGATTTCTTTGTCATCTAGTTTGCCATCACCAAGGTAGCCACGGGCTAGAGATTCAGATACAACTGCAACACCCATGATTGCTGCTAAGGCGGCAGACTTCCAGGTGTCAATACCTAGTAGTGCACCAGCACCAAGGGTACCCATTACAGATGCGATAACTACAGCCAACATGCGACCAGAGATATCTTTAACTTGCTTCTTACTCACTATAGTTTCCTAACTGTTACTAACAACAAGCCACCGAAGCCGTTGCTGTCTTTATCTGGGGAAGATTCGTTAGTAAAACGAACCTCTTCAATTACACCTTGGAAGGATTCATCAGTTCTATAATCCTTTACAGTTACAAAGTCACCTGTAGTTTCAAGTTCTTCTAAGATTTGAACTACATCGTAGGCTCTACCCTTGTAACCAAACTGTGCGTTGTACTTATCCATTTCAATGTCAAAGCATGACAGTGGGTACTGGTACATTCTTTGACGTGGTACACCAGGAATAGACTTCAACTGGTAGGACTGTAGAACTGGGTAGTCTGTCACAGGTGAGCCATTGTTTAGTGTGTACTTAATTGCAATGAACTCTTGACCACCAACAGGTTGCGTTAATCCAACATTCTGTCCAAGAGATACGGCATCTAAAGTAATGATGTCATACTCATTGCCAGCATAGTCAATCGTTTGAACTGCGATACTGTCACCAGATGATGCTAAACCACGGGTTTGTAGGTACTTGAAGAATTTAGGCTCAACTGTAGAGTAACGAATCTTGCCTGTCTGCAACCAACCAGATGTGCGGTAGTTAGTTGTATGTTCTACCTGGAGTTCTCCAGCACTTCCGTCTTCTTGTATTACCATAACAAGACGGTTGTCTATGTTGTACACTTCAGTGCAATCAGAACTATCACCATCTAATGATGATTGATATTCAAGGTCATAAGCATACGCAAATGTTCCATCATTAAATTGCTGAGACAAGTCAATGCGGATAAGAATACCGTTTGTGTTAGCACCTTCAGCAACTTTAGTTGCTGCATAAATGTAACTACCACGTTCAGCAAAACCATTAACTGAATAAGAAGTTTCTACAAGCAAAGGTCCTAGGATTGGATTTCCGTCATTGCCAACTGGACAAACACGTATACCCTTATTAGTTCCAATAACCAAGAATCCCAAGTAATAATGAATTGACTTCACTAACTCACCATCTGGAAATGAAAGAACCATTACGGAACCAGCCATGTCCAATGAATTGGTGCTATCGTCAAACAGTGCCTTCCAAACCTCACCGTTGTTGCCACCGTTACCAGAAATAAACACGGCATTAGGCGATGCAGTTGCATCATTCCAAGCCCAACTAGAATTAATGTGAGTTTTGGAATTTGCTAATGCGTCAGCAGAACCAGTGGTGTGTGTGCCTGAAGTTGCTGCAGCAGTCGTGTCAAGCACGCCAACTTTGCTATCTGTCCCTAGTAGAACAAATCCTTTTACATACTTAACAAAAGCATTAGTTGTACTTGAGGCATGATGCTTAAAAAACACATCATCAGATGCAGCAGTTCCCACGGTTCCTTTATGTACACAGCGAGAGCAAGCAGCATAGTAAGTAGAACCATCAGTTGTTACTGAGTAAAACGGAAAGTCCGTACCGCTATGCCCATCTGGATAAGATGTTGAAGGTGCTACATAGTTTGAAGTTGTTGCAGCACTATTGCCGTTCAGGGTAATCTTTTTTAAGATTCCGTTTGCATCGCCAGATACAAGAACTTCATTAGTTCCATCGTTGCCAGTTGCTGCATTTATACCAGCAGTACCTTCGTAGGCATGAAATACATCTTTGTGTAAACGAAGTTCACCAACAGTCCATACATCTACACCACGAGAATCATAGAATCTGTGGCTTACATGTTCGTAGTCAGAGCCTGGTTCGTAGAACTCAATACCAGCACCATTGTGCCAAGATGTTTGTGAACGTACCCACCAACCAGTAAGCGACTGCTCACCTGGTTCGGCACTGTTATCAAATTGGTCTTTCTTGTACTGTGCCGTCTCACGGCGGTATGGATTTTGGTTATCAACCTTTAGAATGAATGGTACGTTGTTAAAAGAAACATCGTAGGCAACGTCTGTTAGGTCAAAGCCTGAACCACTAGCAGTGTATGAAATATCATATTGAAATTCTTCGCTAATGTCATTGTTGACTGTCATTACTTAGCCTCTAGTTCTGCTACCTTAGCCTCAAGAGCGATAAGACGTTGTTCAAGGTCATTAGAACGAGTCTTTTCACGCTTAATAATATCAAGCAAGTAGACAGCCAACTTGTCGTAGTTAACGCCCTCAGCAGTTGGTGTATCTAAAGTCGTAAACTGCTGTTGTCCATTTTCATCAAATACAAGATTGCCATGCTCATCTAAGGTTGGTTCAACAGTGTTAAAGAAAACCAAACGTGGTTGAACTTCTGCAACTTCTTCAGCAATAAGACCAACATGTGACCATTGTTCTGCGTCATCAACACTTGATTCCTTTGACCTAAACCAAACGGGACGAAGATTAAGAACTGAATCTGCAGTGGCAGGGTCTAAATCTTCAATGTCTTTTTTGTATCTTACGGAAGATGTGGCTAGACGAAGTTGATAATCTGAACTAACAACAACATTTGCTGTTGCGCTAACAGTATTAAGTCTGACTGCGGGCCAGTAGGCAGTTGTACTTGTTACCGTAAAAGCACCAGCACCACTAGCATTTAACGCAGCAAGTTGAGAACTAGCGGCATTATTAGTAAATTGAATAATTGCATCAGAACCATTACCTGATGGTTGTTTAACAAGTAATCCACGTCCAGCACCAGCATTTGTGGTTGCACCAATAATTCCAGGTGAATCAATATCTCCACTTATAAGTGGTGAAGATATTGATGGAGTAGTTAATGTCTTATTTGTTAATGTCTGTGAACCAGTTAAAGTCACAGTGGTAGAAGTAGGAGCCTTAGAGTCTAACTGTGTTTGAATGGCAGAAGTAACACCATCTACATAGTTAAGTTCAGCAGTAGATGTAGTAACACCATCAAGGATATTTAACTCAGCAGCACTTGCAGTTACACCATCAAGAATGTTAAGTTCTGTAGCAGTAGCAGTGACAGCAACATCTTCATTAATCTTTGGACTTGTTAAAGTTTTATTGGTTAGTGTTTCCGTACCAGCCTGAGTAGCAAAATTTCCATCAGACAGTGCAGTATTAAACTGTGCAGTTGTGCCAGTTAAAGTGTTGTTAGTTAGGTTAACTGTTTTGTTAGTTAGAGTTTGTGTGTCTGATGTACCAACAACTGAACCAGTTACACCATGAATTGCAGAAGTAGCAGCAATATGGTCCTGTGGTTCCTGTAAGTCACGAGCAGTAATCATGTGCTTAACAACGGCACCTGAATCGTGTGCTTGTGCCGAGGTGCCATCTTGACCACGGGTAATTGCTAAAGTTGTACCACCACCACTTGACGCAGTAACTGTTACAATTTCTTCCGTTGCAGTATCTGGGTCAATTACTAGCGTATAAGGAAAAGAGTTAGGAAG